AACTTCACTTGTGTCTGTTGTAATAACTTCTTCTGAACCGGGAACAGCTACTTCTTTTTCTTGAAACTCTTCGTCTTTAATTTCCTCAACTGTGTTGGGTAATGATTTATCTATACTATCTACCATATCTCTTTCCTGTTAATTAATTTACACCTTTAACAGCAACTATACCTCCATTACGAAAAGAAGTAAAGTCAGTTTCATCAGCTAAATTAGGTAACTCACCTTTTTGAGCTTTAGCTTTTAAGTTCATTAAACCTACTGCAGCTTCGGGTCCAAAGCCATATGCAAGTGCAGACTCTACTGGTCCTGTTGCTCCTTGTTCTGCAGCTTTCGCTACATCATACGCACCTAGGCCTACCATAGCTGGACCAACAATAGGCACAACAGCTCCCACTGTTCTAGCTATTGGCTTTCCAATAATCTTTGCTATTTTAGTTACAGGTTTAGCTACTTTACCTATTGTAGTTATTTTTCTATCTACATATTTTCTTAAATCTGCCATTTGTTTATCTACGTCTATTTTAGGTGCTCCAATATATTTTCCTTTTACAAAAGCCCTAACTCCTAATTTTTTTAATTTTTTATCTGCTTCTGATTTTGTTATATTTTTAGTATTTAAAGAAGTTAAAACTTTTTTCTTTTCAATATTTGAACTTCTTGTTGCAACCTGTCCCTTTCTGTAATCTTGTTTTACACCTTTTGTGTGTTCATATTCAGCTGCACTTCTGTTCATAGGATTAGAACCCATTTTTCTAGCTTCTAATATATCTAAAGCTTCTCCATAAGTTATGTTTTGATTTGGAACTTTAGTAAATTTAAATTCTTTAATTTTTTTAATTAAATTTTCTCTTTTCTTAAATTGAGGATGTTTGGTTATAGGTATAGAATTTTTTGGAGCATTGGGTAATGCTTTTTTATTTGCACCAACAACAGAATAAATTTTACTACCTTCTTTAATTCCAACTACCGCATTTTTAGGACCACCTCTAATAATTTTTAAATCAGCATTTCCTTGTCTAGCTGCTCTAATCATATCTTTAATAAGTGCATTGTCTGGATTTATTAAAGCTCCACCATACCCTTGCTTAATAACCACACCTCTTAATCTTGCTAAATCTTTTTCTCTTTTTCCGCCTTCGTAATACCTTTTCTTTTGTTGTTTACTTCTTCTTGCTTGAACCTCTGGTTTACCAAAATATTTTCTTTGACGCTCTCTTATTCTTTTTCTTTTTTCTGGATCTTGATATGCTAAATTTTGTATTTTTCTTCTTTGTGCTTGAGCTTCTGGTGTTTTTGCTTTTACTGATCTTTGTTCTGCTCTAACAATATTACGAGCTTGATCATATCTAGGATCTCCTTTTTTAAAACCAAATTTACTTTTACTAAAATCAGCTTCAGGAAATCTTTTTTTAATTTGAATTATTTTATTTTTTGGTACAGGAGGACCTTGAGTTCTTTTTACAAGTATATCTGTGAATAACGTTTCGTTGGCCATTATGAATAATCAGAAAAACCTGTTCCTGATCCTCTTGCTCCTGTAGCTTCATTAACCGATGCACCAAAAGTTCCTGCACCTTCACCTGGGCCAGCATCAGAACCCATAGACGCTGCTAAATTTTGTCTTGCTATTCTTGCTACCTCTTTAGCTTTTTCTTCTTCTATTTTGTCTTGTATGGCTTTAGCGATGTCTCTTGCTTTTTCTGCTCCTGCTTTACCAACGTTAAACATAAACATTGGATTCATAGGATTATATTTTACAAAAGGTGAACTCATAATTCCACTATAAGCATCTCTTGCTCTCATACCTAAAGTATAATCTTCATCTGCAACAGTGCCTTCACCAATGTCATCTAAATTAAATTCGCCACCTGAACCTGTGTATCCATAGTCTAAATTTATTCCAGCCGTTATTCCTCCACCTGGAGGAGGGTTTCCACCACCATCACCACTATCTTGTGGAAGAGGTATGATAGGGTTAATCGGATTGATCGGAGCAATAGTTGAAGTTGTTGATTGAGTAGTTGTATTAGTTTGTGGTGTTGTCGTTGTTGTTTGTTGTGTAAATAAATCTAGGTAATCTTGTTTGTTAGGATACTGTGCTTGAAGTGTAGGGTTGTTATCATAAGTATCACTTATATTAGTAATCCCGCCGTTGGCTAAACTTATAATACCACCTTCTCTCATCGCATCAGGATCGCCTTTATAATCTTTTAATTTATCACCAAGATCTTTTTCTTTATTCATTTTCTTTTCTAATCTCTTTGCAGATTCTTTGTTCTGCTTCATAATTTCTTTGATTCTCATTTGCTCGTATAATTTAGGATCAACTGCTTCTTTAATCTTTTTAGTTTTAGGAGCTTTGCCTACAAACAGTTTACCTTGTCTAATTAAATCACCAATACCTTCTTCGTAAAATTTTCTACCTTTACTAAAATCTACGTTAATAACTTTTTTAGCATCAATAACTTTTTGTCTTGCTTTCTGTTTTAACTTCAACATATCAAGACCTTTTGGCATAACACCTCTAGCGGCTTTATATGCTCTGACCATTAATTGTAATGTTTGTAAATATCCCATTAGTAATAGTTGTATTCTTTTTTAGTTTCCGTTTTATCTTTTTCGTCTTCTGGATGCCCTATAAAACCTCCCTGTCTAAATCGCATCACAGCTTGAGTCATACTATCGACCAAGTCGTCATTGTCTCCATATGGAAACGCTGCACACTCCTCAATCACTTCATCTGCAAATTTATCGTCAGGCGCCCAAATTTGCCCTGACTCAAATAGTGGGGCAACGGCGTTTACTCTAGCATGTTTGTCATTTCCTTTGCTAGGTGTGTAATTTATAACAGGAATACCCATTTTACGCAATTCATAAGTTAAAGGTAATCCAGATGCTTTACCCTCTATGATAACCGTATCAGGGTTCCAATACTTCCATTGATCATACGCCACCTTCTTAAGTTCTGGAAACTCTAATCGTTCTTTGTGTGCATCAAGTAGAATTAGATTCGGTCCGCTGTCCTCATTTGGATAAAAGACGCCCCACGTTGTAATCGCAGAGTAATCAGCGGTTTCTTTTTTGAGGAACGCGGTATCGTAAGATTGTATAATATGTTCAAGTTTAGGCACATAACCTTTGTCCCAAACTTTCCACCATTCACGTTTAATGATTGATCCTTCTTCTGCCGTTGGATCTTGCATCCACTGTGCATTCCATTTACCCGCGCTCAACGATGCTTTGACAGATTCTAACTCTTCTAATTTCCAATATTCTGGCCAAACAGGTTTACCACTTGGCATGATTGCTGGAAACTCAATAACTTCCCATTGGTCTGATTTTAATTCTTTTTGAGATTTAATTAACATACCGGTTAAATCTTTTGTATTCCATCTGGTCATAACCACAACAATTGATCCACCAGGTTGAAGTCTTTGTCTTGGTCCTGAAGTATACCATTCATAAGCACGCTCCAAGGCCTGCGCATTGAGAGCATCTTGTTCTGAATGCGGATCGTCGATAATAAGTAAATCCGCTCCACGGCCCGTTATGGCTGATCCAACACCCGCTGCATAATATTCACCGCCTTGTTCAGTTTCCCATTTACCAGCCGCTTGACTGTCCTCTCGTAATCTTGTTTTGAAAACTTGTTGGTATTCAGGTGAATCGATTAGTGTTTTAGCTTTACGTCCAAAGCGGATCGCGAGTTCAGTAGTGTGGGTCGTTTGAATAATTTTTAAATTGGTTTACGACCAACCATCCATGCAGGAAGTAAGAACGAACTAAATTCAGATTTAGTATGTCTTGGTGGCATGTTGATAATAACTCTTTTTAATTTACCATCTGCCAGCTTGTTAAATTTTTCTGCAATTTTTTTATGATGATCNCCTTCTATAAATTCAGGCCAAACATGTTTTACAAAAGAAAGAAAATCTGATTTGACTTTGTTTTCGGTTTTCTTTTGAGAGAGCTTGATCGCATACTTCATAAACTCTTTCTTAACGTCAGGAGGTAAGCGATCTATAATTTCTTGTTTCATAAATTTTTTTGCAGAATTTTTTTAGACTTCTGTTTAACGTGAAAACGATTTTATACCATATCTATCTCTAAAACTAGGCATAAAGGTAAATCTGTTGGGACCCCTTTTTGCTATGGGAGGTGTGGGGGTCAATTGTGGCAACAATGTGGCAATCCCTTTGGGACCCACCGGGCGCTCTGGCGCACAACCTGTAGTTGTTCTACTTTAGAATGATTCTAGGTAGCGGCCCGTTAGGGCCGCGACCCATTATGGACGGGTAGTCTATTGACTACCTGGGAAAATATGTCAGTCCAATAATGTCATGTATGCTTTAGGATTCATACGGCTGAACCTATCTAATCCCTCTTGCATTAATTCGTATTGTCCTAATTCCTCAAACTTCTTAATCATATGATAATGTATCGCTTCGCTTTGCGTTAACATCTCTGATTGATTAGAGTAAGGGTTAGTTACTTTGATGTTTCTTTCTTCTGTGTTTGCTTTCATATTTTCCTTTCTGTTATGTCTGGGATTATATCACAATTATTCTGCTGTGTCAACCCCTCTTTCTTTTATTACAGTATTATAATAAGTAT